AACAGATGATATTAACGAAGATATGTTGCTAATAGTAATGTATCCTGCATTCATGGTAACTAGTACATATGAAAGTCCACCTCCACTTGCATTAAAAATAACTAGGGCATATGTTTCAGAAATAACGTTTACAGTTATTTTATCATATGGTGCTGCAGATGAAATTGTAATGGTTTTGTCATAAATTAGATTTCCTTCATCAATGCTTGTTATTTTTATTAAAAGTTTAGGTCCATATGTAGAAGTGCTGTTTGATGATTTTAGTGCTGCACTAATTTTGTACTTTGATGTTTTGTCTGATGCTGAACTTATAATAAAGTTAACATTATTAAAAATATTAGTTTCGCTATATTCGCATTTTTTTAAAGAGTTATTTATGTAGTTATTGGTATCATTTGATATTTTTTTCCACTGGTCCTGTTCAGAAGCATAGTGATACAATTCTTTATCATCTGACAGCAATACCGCACTGGTAGAGCCAATAATTCTAGTTCCAGAAGTAATACTTGATTGTGACGATTCTACTCCAATTATTGACTTGCTTAAATCTGTTCCTCCAGGACGTTTAACAAGACCTGGGCTTTTATTGTATTTTAAATTTTCCACTAACTTGAAAGAAGTAGCGTTAAACTCATCAGATTTAGTGTCCATTCCTGAAGAAAGTGCTAAAGGTATTTTCTGTTTTTGTAATGGCATATATCACCTAAAAAATTAATATTGTTACAGTTACTGCCGCCGAACTATTTAGTACTATTTGTGTGTTTGTAATAGCCCCGTTCCATATGTTAGCATTAGCGTTTTTTTGCAAAATTAAATACCCTGTAGGAGCTTTTCCTAATTTGTGCTCTAATGTTGTGGAAGTGTTTATGCTTACATTTTTGTAAATAACATTGTCAAGTACAGAGTTTTTCAATAAGCTGTTAAGCCCATCTTCTGTATTTTGCTGAATAGTGTTTATCACACGCTGCAACTGCTCAGAGTTTTTAGTGTCTGAAGATGAAACATAAAACTTATTAAACTTCATTTCTACCTCGAATACCAAAGGTAGTCAAGATTTTCAGCATAAATGTCAGAAATAGACTCTGACTTGTCTGCATTTCTATTTTGCGCCATCACTTCAATTCTACGTTTTAATTCTGCTTTTTGGGCGGCCAATACGGAAACGTCAGCTTCTTCTTTATTAGCCATTTTTATAGCGGCGTCTACAATAACATACTCAGAAAACTGATTTAGGTCATTGAGAGTATCACTGTCAGAAGAAAGTTTCGTAGCTACTGGTATATACCACAGTTTAATGTTATACACTCCTTGCGGAACTGGTGAAAATACTAGGTCAGAGCCCATTATTCTATATCTAAAGTTATTACCATATGCTAGATATGACAACAATTCGTTTTTAGAATTACGTTCATTAAAGTTAAACGGCTGCAATGTAAACCACTGGTCTGCGCCAACTCTTGAGTCAATACCTCTTAGTTTATAAAAATCTGCAGGTAAAGCGTATGAGTCTGTTCCAGAAACTGTTGAGAATGTGTATTCTGTAATGAAGTATTCATTGTCATATGCAGCAATTAATAGGTCATGCAGCTCAGCAATAGAACCATTTATGTAATTAACCAGCTCGCTATCTGAAACGAACTGGCTATTGGCCATATCTGCTCTATCTCTGGCTTGTGACTTAAGTTGTGCCAAAGTAATGGACATAAACTACTCCATTTCTTGCTCAGCAGCGTCCTCTTGCATATCACAAATTTCCATAAGTGCTTTAAAGGCAGATACAATTTGTTTAGCATCTTTTTGCTCGATAGCTGCCATTAAGTCTTCAGCGGCGCTTTCTTCGGCAATAGAATTATCTTGTTCTGCTCCGTCTTTCATAGGAGCTTCTTCCATTTTTTCACCTTTTGGACCTGCCTTAGAGATAATTAAAGCGGCCATTTTTTTCTTGTCTGGTTGCATTAACATGTTGTTTCCTTTTTAGAAAGTTTTATTTAGAAACTGTAGAATCTTTAAGCACAATGTTAATATGTAATTTTGAAGCTGCAGAAACATTTGCTACTGCCGCAGATGAAATATCCCAAGTTTCTACAACTAAAGTTTTTGCTCCGGCAACATCTGTTGATTTTACTCTAGGGACAATGTCTCCAGTACCTTCAAAAGTAACATTTAATGATTTTAACTCAACATATTTATCCTGCAATGTAATTGTGTATTCTCCTGTGCCAGATTTTGTTACAGAAGCTACTAAAGAGTTAAAGTTATTGCCTGTAACTGCTGCAGATGAATTTAGGCTGATAATGCCTGAAATTAGCACTTGACGCTTGTCTTGTGTAAGAATAAATTGATTAAAGTAACGATTAGCCATGAATATCTCCTTCGGAACTTATGTTCCACCATCGGACATTATTGTCCATATATGTGCCGACATTATATTTTAAATAAAAAAAGGCCAGTATTTTCATACCAGCCTTCAATAACTATATTGTACTAACTATTAAAATGAAATAGCACAGTTATAGCCTGGAGCCGAGCACGATAATTGGCCATAGTACCCCACGCGTAACTCAATAGAGTCAGCAGAAGCATCACGCAATTTATCAAGTCCGTCCATATTTAAAATTTGAGGAGCTTGACCACGAGATAAAAGTTTCCAAGTATCTAACTGTAGTAAATATGCTTTATCAGCAGGACAATCTTGGTCAGCGATGACTTTGATAGGTCCTCTAGGGCCATTTACAACAATACCACGGAATCCAACATCAACTTCAGTTTTAAGGTCAATATATTGAACCTTGCTACCTAAGCTTTTTTCTAATTCAGCATATTTTTCATATGACATGAAGCAGTGAGTTGGTTTTCCACCTTCTCTTGCTAATCTAGAAGCTGCAGAAATAAGAGCTTCTTCAATAGGAGATGCAGAGCCGTCGTACTGAATACCAGCAAGTCTAGAAACGTCTACTGAACGGTTAAGTCCAAAAAAACTATCTCCACCAGAAACAGAAGCAGGTAACCATGCAGCTAAACCTTTAAGTTTAGAATCATAGTCTCCATCTCTGAAGATATAGTGGTTAGCTACTACGCTTGTAGCATCAGAAACAGTGATTGTTCCTAGGTTTCTATCAATAGCATCTACTGTTGGTTTTGTAGCAATAACAGAACCGCCACCGTCAGCAGTAGAAAAATTGATTTTCATACCAACTTCAAAGTGAACGATGTCAGCAGCTTGGCTTAAGTAGATAGTAGTACCAGAAGAATAGTCTGATTTTACTTTTCCGATTTTACCAGTACCAGAACCGTACAAAGAAATTGCTAAAGAGCGAGCTGCAGTAGCAAATGCGCCATCTGTTTCTAAAGTAACTGCGGACATAAATGCGCCAGAGTTATTTTTAGAAGCTAAAATAGTTTCATTGTCGATTGATGCTAAAGCATAATCTTTGTTTGTAGTAATGGTGAACTTTTTAATCTTTGAAGCAGTTTTGTTAGCTTGTGCGTTAGCAAAAGTAGCAGAAGCGCCTTGAGGATTAGAGTGGATAATAGGTTGAACATAGTTTTCACCTACAAAGTTTTCCATTTTTGGAACAAGTGCTAACCAGGGATGATCAGCATACCAGTTTGTTATCGTTAAGCTTTTTATCTTAACTTCAAGCTCTTTTAAACTTTGTTACCCTTTACTATATTATCTTTAAACCAAAGAGGCTGTAGATTAGTATAGTGCAAAGTTTTCATAATTGCGTCTTCATTATTAATATCTGTTTTTGATAATGGAAAAATATGGTCAATATGCCACCCAGTAATACCGTGGTTTTCCCACGTCATACCAGGTAAGAACTGTGATTCTAAGTGTACTTTTAACTCTTCTAACGTACATCCTAAATATTTTACCGTTCTATTTTTTCTTCCTAGTTTTAAGAATTGGTAAATATGAGACCTAATTGCCGTTTTTAGTTTGAAAACTGGGTCTATTTTTTTCCTTTTCTTAACATATTCCGTGTGCTTTTTAGTTATAGATTTTCTATTTAAATCTCTATATTTTTTTGCTCTAAGTTTTGCAACTTCTTTATTATTTTCATAAACTTGTTTAGCTTTTTTTAATGCACACTTTTTACATATATATGCTGGCCTAATTCCATTCATATAAAAATCAGATACTAATTTATTCTCCTTACAATCATTACATTGTTTCGTTGTGCTTGTTCGGCATATATTTTGACCTTCATCTTTAATGTTAAGGTCCCGGACACTCTTGGGAGTTTTACATTCTATTTTCATAGTTTTCCATGCTCCTATGCTCTACGGTGACTAGAACTTTTTAGTTTTCTAGTTTACCACGGTATTATCCTAAAGTAGTTCCACACTTTAAAACTTCCACCGTTTTTGCCCAGTTGTCATATCATATTTCTATGATAAGTGGCGTATTATTTCACCAAGTTCTTTACTTTTTCCGGAGAGTACATTTGTTTTAAACCAGCGGCAAAACTGGTCATATTTAATTCAGCCATTTTTAATTTCCTTTTTGTTTATTTCAAAAAGCTGGGTTCAGAACCTATTCCCAAACCAATGATTTAGCAACTTCTTGAATTTCTTCTTCCCTAGATAGCTTTCGAGTGTTTCCCCTAGGGACCTGGGTAGACATTTCGTTAGAAAGCGTTAGACTTTCTTTCTTTTCGCTTTGTGGTGCTTGCGGCTGCTTATTTAGTTTTTTTGCTTTTAGTAGTTTATTCGCTTCTTCTTCGAGATATTTTTCTGTGAAATCAGCAGCTTCTTTCAAAGATAAAATACGCCCGTGTTCTTCATAAAATTGCTCTACTACGTCGTATACTACGCCTTGAGCATTATTTAAATTTATTAGTTCATAGTCAGCAGAATTTTGTTCAATGAACTGAGAAATTTCAGCTTGATAATTTTGCTTAATTTCTTCTTGTCTTTCTAATTCTGCTTTTTCGGCAGCTTCTTGCGCAGCTTTTTCTTTCTCTGCAAGCTCAGCCTTAATTTTTTCAATTTCGGATTTGTATCCTGTTTCTAGCTCAGCTTTAGTACGTTCAAGCAACATTTCTGGAGTAGGTCTTCCTTCATTTAGTTGCATTTCAGTCAGTTTTTCAAAGTCATAACCCTCTTCTTGCAATTTTGCCAATGGATTTTTTCGTACTCCAGCTTTGTATTGTTCATACTCGGCCTTAAGCTTTTCGTTTTCTGCTTTAATAGCGTCTAACTGTTTTTGAAACTCAGATTGTTGTTGTTTAAACTGAGATTCTTGCTGTTTAAATTGCATTTCTTGCTGCTTAATTAGCTTTTCTTTTCTACTTAGGGCAGCAAATTTGCTCGAAAGCTTTTCGTCTATTGGTTTTTTTGATGGGTCTTGACTTTGTGCGTTTTTTAGGTCGCTTGGATTACCATTTTCTGGTGTGTTTGTACCATTTTGTGGTACTTCTTGATTTGCGTTTTGATTTTCTACAATACCTGACATGCCTGCTACTGACATTGATTCTGACATAAATTCTCCTGTTAACTTTTTAAGGACATTTTGCTAAAAAGCACATACTGTCCGTATATGTGCTTTTACTATATTTTTAATTATACTGCCGGCGTCGGAGCCGTAGGTAACAAATCAGATACTGGCGGCTGTCCTGGTTGGCCAGTTTGCAAAGCTTGCTGCTGGGCAAGTGCTGCCTCTTCTTCTGGTGTTGGGGCAGAAGCTTGTGCAATTAGTTCATTTGTTTCATCCATATATCTGCGCAAAAGGTCCAAAACTTCTTCTGGAGCACCTTCTGTTTTTAACTTTAAGTACGCATTTTGCATAATTTTTAACGCATTTGGCAAGTTCATGTACGGCTCTGGGCTTGAGTATTCTTGCTTATCAACCATAAGTTCAATTTGTTTTTCGATAACGTCAACTTCGGCGTTTACCATGTCATAGTAAGCTCTAAGGTCTGGATAATCCAAAAGCTTCATGCCATTGGCTTTGTCCAGTAATCCTGCTGCCATTAGTTCTTGCACTTCTTGCATTCTAGCTGCTGGTTCTTGCGACAATGCCGAAATTGGAAAACATTGGAGGACATACTCAGAATCTTCCAGCTCAACATCTTCCCAGTTTATTTTTTGTAGGAATTTACTTCCAGGTACTTTTACTTCAAAGTTTCCAGTTTCTTCTGCAATTTCTTTAACAACAGCAATAATTTGTTTTGCTGCATCTATAGTGCAGTTTTGGTAATCTTGGCCAACTGCTGTAAATCTTTCAGTTTCAATGTCATTATAGGCTCTAAGTGCTTTTCCGGAATTCAGTCCTTGAGGTTTCTGCGCTTGTGCTGATAGTTGTGATATGCCAATAATGCTATAAGCGCGTTGATATAGTCTGTCTAAGTGATTAAATAAGTCTGGAGGAATAGTTCCTAGTTTGCCTTCGGTTGGGGGTGTTCCAGCATATTTAATTATGCCACCGATTTTGTTGTTTAAGTGTGAAGCCACAATTTTAGAACTTGCCTCAACAAATATCTTAGGAACAGAAACTAAATGCATAGACACTTGAATAGTTCTTAAAATTTTGTTCATTTCTAGTTGAATTCCGGTAAGCTGTTTAGCAATACCTTCTCCAAAAAACCCTACTGGAGACTCATTCCATTTGAAAAACACAAACGGAAAATAGTCTTTGTTCCATTTTTCTTCAAATAATGTTTCGTTTGAAAGATATATTCCGTGTACGCCGTCTTTTTTATTTTTTCCAGAAGGGAGTTTCCAAGATTCGATAACAAGAACCATGTCGGCCTTATTTTCATTATATTGCCCAAATTCCTTGAAGTCAGAAATAGCCATATCAATGGCACTAGATTTGTTGGGAAACATAGATTTTAAAACTTCCCTATGAATCCACTTTTTTTGGTGAAGCTGTCTTGGCTTGCCATAGAAAGATTCTTTTTGGTCCACTATAATTTCTTCGATAATAACGTTTTCTATTTTAAGTTCGTTATCTTGTTTGTAAATCTTTATTGCACCTGTTCCCCAGATGCAGGCATGTTTAAATGCTGTGGTTGCTTTTTTATAAAAATCGGCGCCATAAAATGCACCGTCCATAAACTGCGTAAGCTTTATACCCTTACGCTTTTGAGACCAGTCTCCACCATTTGTTAAAAAATACGGGCGTGGTTTGTTTTTAGTAATTTTAGATACAGCAGTATCAATCATACTTTGAACTACATTAAATGTTAGTCTATTTTGTGTGGCAATAGTGGGCTCTACTCTGGCGTATGTAAATCCAGATAAACTGTTAAATTCTGTTTCGCTATAAAGGCGTAAGTGTCGCAAGTTGTTTGAAGAAACATAGCTTTGTTCATTCTCTAATAGTTTTAAATATCCAAATAGTGCCTCTGGCTTATTTTCTGCCTTATACCAGTGGCTGGCATAAACTCCGTTGTTATTGCTATACATTTATTTCTCCTTAACTATTTGAGCTGTGGAATAATAATTCATCATATTCTTTTGGGTCCATTTCTTCTTTTTCATCTACCCAAATTTTAGGGTCTGCATCGTCTTTTTTTGCTTCAATTGAGGCCTCTTTAGTGACATCTTCTATAAAAGCATAGTCTGACATTTCTAGTTTAACGTCTCCTATTTGCAGGACTTTTACTTTTTGTTGTCTTGCAAACATTACTAAATCCTTAACGTCTTCAATACTTAACATCATTCATAACTCCCATTCTGATGTTTATTACCTATATTATGTGCGCTTATTATATGTGACTGCCTAATACCAGTCGTCACTAGAATCAGATATTCCCTCAAACACATTATCGTCTTCAAAAATGTAGTCCAGGTCGTCTTGGCTAACAACTTCCTCGTCTTTTTGCATATTTGCCTTTAATTGCTTAGCCAAAAGCATTTCTTGCTCATCTAGCCACTCTTTGGAGTATTTTTCAGATTTTTTTTCTTTTTCTTTTTCAAAGTAGTGCTTGGCCTCTTTCCATGCGTACAGTGTTGAGTCGTGTATGTCAGAATGTGTTCGGTCTGAAACTTTCTTAACAGTTCCGTCGTAGTCCCAGACAACAATGTAAGAATCTTCTTCAAATTTACTGTTCTCAAACGTTTTAAATCTGCCAGTCCTTAGGTCATCATTTAAAAGTTCAATAAACTCAAGTTTCCTTGTTTTATCTGCAGCTTCTGCATTTATTCCATGACGGTTTCTAATTTCTTCTTGAATTTTTTTACCAAGTGCTCCGGCATCCATTACCATTTTTACTGGGTTATAATATGCCTTTAGTTCTTTTATTTTTGTAACTAATGTGGTAATGTCTTGTTTAGGTTGAACATACTCCTCTACAAGGTAAACATTGTTAGACGTGTAGTTATAGCCAATAACAGAAATAGCGTCGGCGTCATTAAAACCAACGTCAAT